TCAATGCAGCCGCTTTGGTTGCATCAATGCTTATCTCGAAGTGCATTTCATCTTTGCGTGAACGGTAATCACCGCCCCATCTTAAACCATACTTACGCGCTAACGCCTGCAACATCGGTACTTTTAAAGGGTCGAATGTGTTCATTTTTCCGAGAGGATGCCGTGAGGAATTGAGGTCAATGGCCGTGCCACTTGCGTGATTGCTAAGTTGATCCGTACTACCTCTCACCATTCGGAAGCAATAGCCCCAATCATCTATAGTACCTTCATCAATTGGTTCAATCAGTTTATGAAATTCAGCGGCGAAACCAACCAACAACGGTGCAACTTTTTCGGCGCATCGCAACTTCAATTTAGTACCTGGCACAGCATAAGACTTTATGCCTATAGCGCCCTGGTCTTTAGAGGCAGGCCAACCGTTGTGACTTGTAAGCATTAGCCGATAAGAAGTTTTGCTTCATCGGCAGTTATTCCAATTTTGTCAAGAATCGCCGCTTTATTTGCTGCCGCCTGTGCATCTTTTGCCGCTTTCCAAGCCGGATAAGCAAGGACACCGGCTTCATATTCTGCCTTTGTGATGGGTGTAGCCTCTAACCACACAATATCTTCAAACTCTGTGCCGTACGCGGCATAACCACCATTTGGCAATAACATTTCCAAAATATAACCTGCGTGTATTTTTTCGTTCATTATGCACCTATTTCCAAAAGAATAATTGAACCCGTTGATGATGAAACTTGCGCATAGATTGCGTCAGTGCCGCTAAAGGTAGCAAATTGGACTTTGTAAGTTGTTGAAGATGTGGTTGATGGCGAATCTAAATAATTTTGCGCCGCTGTATATCTGTTGCCCGTTGCTTGAAAATCATAACCGACGCCTTCAGCCAATGTCAGTGCAGTTGCACCGCGTACCAATCGAAAATTTCCACCGCTGCCCGTTGCTGCGGCCTTTGTGCACGTTGTTGACCATAACACCAATACTTTGCTGCTCGCTGCTGATGGTGTGATATTGGCCGTGATGGTTGTATCAACGTAAGTTGTGCTGGCAACTGATGTTTGGGAAGTAGATGTTCCCATTACAACCTGTAAGACTTTGCCACCGCTTGCCGCCGCGCCCTGATACTTTTCCCATATTGCAACACCTGTACTAGTAAAGTACAGCCGGCCCGAATCATATTGTGCAAGTACCAAAGTTGATGCAGTTGATACCGTTGCAGTGCCGGCCGTGATGGTTGTCGCGCCGGCCCCAATGTTGGTGATAAAAAGAGTATCCCCGGCAGTAAATAACGATGTATTCACGGTGATGGTTGTCGCGCCGGCGTTACTCATTGTGATCCGCGTGCCGGCGTCGGCTGCAACCAATACGTAGTTAGCAGTTTTCGCACTCACTGTTTGGTTATAATCGTTTGCCTGCAACGATGTCATTTCGGCGGCAGTTAATACTTGCCCGGTAGTGAAGGTTTGTTTGGCCATTAGTTGCTCACTTTCATATCAATAGGATAGTACATTGGTATCCAAAATTCCGAAATTTGTGTCCAAAATAAAACCATCAATAATGGCCTCAAGCGTGGTCAAAACTACGCGCCACGAATTTGGCGTGATGGTCATACCTTTGCCAAAGACTTGCAAGGTTTTCGTAAGCGTCGTGTTTCCCGGTTGTGCCGTGGTAACGGTTATCGGATCGAAATAATCCAAATCTAATGCCGCAATGATTCCGTCGTTGTAATCGGCCGTATAGAGATCCAACTCAATGGCATCACATCGAATACTAGTTTCAGCCCTTGAGGCAACAAAGGCTTGAGCGTAATTCAATGCCGTAACCGTGTCTTGCATTAGCAAATTCTGTTGATTGTAAGAGTGCAAAAAATACTTGTCCACACTTGCCGCATTGGTGGCCGTTTGTGTGGCCAATCCTGTTGCCGTCACGTTGGCTTGATTGAACACTAATAAATCATTGAGCACCCAAACTGCATTGAAATACTTGATGCCTGCACCATCATCATTGAACACGGTAGGCGTGCCGGCAATGCTTGCCGTTGTCACGGATCTATCTTGAAACACAAATGACCCGGAAGCATCCACATATAGGCTTCCGTATTCTGTAGTTTCAATTACTTGCATCGCTGCAAGGGCCGTGCGTTGTGTGGCCGGATCAGCCTGCACGGTCGTCAAACCGGCATCCACGTCACGCATAGAATTTGGCCACGATATGGCATCCAACAAATTATTGATACGGGCCCCACTTAATTGGCCGGCGCTAGTGCCTGAAACCGTTGAAATCTGTGCGTTTTGAGCCAATCGGAAAGCGTCAACGGCTTTGATTGTTGTATAGGCAACATCACCAATTCCCTTTGTTGGGATACTTGTTGAAAAACTAGTGATGAATCCGCTAAATATTGGATAGGTAACTGCGCCGTATGTGGCAGTTATGACAACCTTGCGCATCGGTGTCAATAATTCAAAATAGGGCCCTGACAAATTTTGGGGATTAAAATTGCCGTTCTCGTCAACAATCACCAAAGTCAAATCACCGGTTTGAAATTGATCGGTTTGAGCACTACGGCCGCGACGTGTTGTGATGCTATTGACAACATCAGACACATCAACGATCACCGATGCAGAATCTGCAAGAATGTTGGTGCCCAAAATGCCTTGATCCAAAATAAGGGCTTGGGCCGCTGATGGGCCCGTGCTGAAATTGATGAAAGCGTTGATTGTAGGAATTGTCATATTGCAATTGTTCCCGTCGGCACCATTGAATTGCCATACCGATTGTTTGTAATGACGGCATTTTGTACCATTTCAACCAATGTAGTTGGGTCAACTATTGTGCCGGCGTTTATGGTGACATCTATTGAAGGGCCCGGATCGTAGGCACCGTGAGGCACCATTGCATCCTTTGAGCCCTTATCCGTGCCGTATATTGAGGCAAGTGCATCGGCCCAATCGACGGCGGCCCAAGAATCTGCCAATGTAGCAGCTGCATCAGTAGCAATGACCGCGGCCACTGAATCAACCAATGCCGCCGCCGCATCACTTGCCAATGTATCTAAATCAATGCCCCCACCTACTGCCCCAAATAAATCAGTTTGTGAAGTATCACCTAACAACGCGCCTGCACTTGTTGCCCCTGCATCGATTGCATCGGCTGCCGCTTGGCTTGCCGCTTCAGCATCGGCAAGGGCCTTAGTCAGATCAATGATCGGCGGAATGATTGGTGGAATGGTTGGCGGAATGATTGGTGGCACGGGAGGCACGACGGGAGGAATGACCGGTGGAATTGTCGGTGGTATGTATGTTGTATCCCCACGTTCACCGGCCCTGAATCCTTGATAGGCCGATATTGAAAGACCAAATGCGGTGGCCGCATCGGTCATTTTGCGGATGGCATCGGCTGCACCGCCTGCATTGGTGGCCAACCGGGCAAGATTAGTGGCCGCAAGTGTTTCCTGAGTTACCTTATCGGCTTCGGCTTTTTTCAACGCCTCATTGACTTTGGCTGCCAATGCCGCATTTTCATCGATGATGGCCTGTTGCAACTTGAGTCGATCCAACTCAACTAAGAGGTTTGCCCGGGCTGCCGCATCGGTTGTTTTTGAGAGTTCATCCTGAGTTCGTGCAATACCGGCGGCAATGCCAATGCGTTCAATATCAAATTTCTTTTTCAATTCATCAAGTTTGGCCTGATCTAACTTTGCTTGGGCTTCGGCCATTGTCAGTTTGTTTTTGGCCTGTAACATAGCAAATTCATCTTTTTTGGCCTTTGCCAATTTGGCCGCATCGGCCTTAGCCTTTGCATTGCCTAAATCAATGGCCGCACGCGTTGCAGGGCTTTGACCGGCCACACCTTTGGTGACTTTCTTATCAACCGGAATGAAACCATATTTCCAATCAACTTTTTTCACACCCGTTGCTAAGCGCATCATTTCAGCCAACGCCATTGAAAACGTCTCAAGTTTGCTTGTTGCCTTGTCCATATTGCCATTACCGGCCAATTGGGCAAATGAATCCAATAGGCCGCCGCCGATGTTTTCTTTGACGTTACCCAATGTGATATTGAAACTGTCAAGTTTGCTTTGATAGCCCGACAATGCCGCCGCGCCTTCTCCCCTGAAATGTTTATTGAGTAGCACCAATAAATCATCAAATGAGAGGGCTTTAAGGGCCGCACTGTCTAATCCAAGATTGAGTTGCTTGAGCCCCTTGAGGTTGCCAACGTAGGCTTGGGATAAAATGTCAATGGTCTGGCCGTAACTAATACCGGCGCCGCTTGCCGTATCAAATGCGATACCCATAATTTTTTGCGTTTTTGAAATTGACCCGGTAACACGGGCAAGTTGAGAATAAGCCGGCCTCAATTGGTCATCGGCAATATTGACTTGCCCCTCCATTGATTTGATAAATTTTTCACTTTCAATGGTCGAATAAGCAAGGCCCAAATTCTTCAATTGTCCGGCAAGTAATGCGGCAGATTTTTGATCTTCCATAAATGCCTTTGCTGATGCCTTGCCAAATTGAATAACCTTTGAAGCGGCAAACACACCGGCAAATGATTTGCCCAATGACAAAACTGATTTGTCAAACTTACTGAGTGACTTAGTTGCCTGATTGACACCTTTTGCATTATATGTCGAAACTATCGCCGCTTCGATCATGCTAAGTCACCCCCAAAGGCTTTGCGTATGTTAAGCCGTGCCTGCAATAGTCTTTCGGAATTGAGCACCGCATTAGTAATGCCTCGTACCGCTTTGCCGTTATCTTTTTCAACGGCCCTAAATATTAGGCGGCCCTCTTTTCTGCCTTTGATTTGTCGGTAATTGTCAGTTCTATCAATGGCATCAATGAATTGTTGGCCGGCCTTTGGATTGCGCGAATGTGAAACCTTGCGATCAGTAGCTGATGCCTTTGGCCCAACCCACGGCAAACCCTTAATGCCTGAAATTCCCGGATTGATGCGCCCGGCCGTTTCATAAATGGCACCGGCGGCACTCTTATTTTGTAGGGCATATTCGGCTTTGAATCCTGTACGTGACGTTTTCATTCCACCAACTTTGGACACTAACCCGGCTTTGATTTCGGCCGTTTGAAATAATGGAAAGGCCCGGCCACTAAATGCCGACGTTTGTGCAGTAATGGCGCGGCCTTTGGTATTTATTTGCCAACCCGACAATGGTGATTCCTTTGGCATAAAACCTTTGGCATCGCTGACCATAACTTTCAAAAATGAGCGTGCCTCGGAATCCAATGATCGTTTGAGATCAGGGGCAAATTTGCGCAATGCTCGCTTTGTTTCAACGACGCCGCGCACGATTATTGGCATTGGCCCTTTCCTTTGCTCGGTCGTTCAACACTTGCAACACTGCCTTAAACATTCGTTCATCCATCTCAAGTACTTGCGTAGGGCTAATTCGTAATTCCACCGCTAGTGAGGCCACTAGATAGGTGAAACTGCCCCGTGCTATTTTTTTGTCGGCTCGTCATCCATAACCTCGACGGAAATTAGAGTTTGCAAAAACTCTTCACCAAATGGAGGCAATACCTCTATCCGGGAGAGTGCATTATGGGCAAGCCAATAAATGTCACTTTGTTTTTCTGCATCTCTAAATTGCTTATGGATACCGTTGCCG